AGCATCGCCGCGCGATCCGCTTCGGTGGGCGCGATGCGCATCCATCGCCGCATGGCCTTCGCTCGGTTCGCCTTGACCGGGTATTCGGCGAACACCTCATCGAACCCGGCCACCCCCCCGCCGGGGGGTAGGGGGGATACGGTTCTTGACGGTTCTGAAGATTCGGGGTGCACAGCTGTGAACCCCTTTCGATCGCGGATGAACCCCTTTCGGTCGTGGATGGACCCCTTTTCGGCCTCGGGAAAGGGGTTCAGATTGGACCCCTTGTGGATAACTCCATCCACACCTGTAACAGCCGCCGCTGGCGGCGTCGCCTGCAGCAATTCACCCGCGATCCAGGCCGGGCTGATGCGGTACTCGTTCGTCTTGCCGCGGCCCGTGCCGTCGCCAACACGCTCGAGCCAGCCGATCAGCAGCATGCGCGCGATCTGCCGCTTCACGGTGCTTCGACTCTGCAGCGTCTTGCGCGCCAGCTCGTCGAGCGACGGCCAGATCCGCGTGCCGTCGTCGCGCGCGTGGTCGGCCATGGCAAGCGCCAGCAGGCGCTCGCTGCCACCCACCGGGTAGCGGTCGAACACCATCGTCATGACCTTGATGCTCATGCTGCGCGCAATACCGGTGCGGCACTGCCCTGCCCTGGCTTGCCGGATTTGTTGCGGGCCGAGACTGCGTTAAGCAGGACCTGCAGCTTCGCAACGAGGTGCCCGCCCTCGAGCTGGATCCGCTGCTGCTCGTTGTCGGTGACGTGGCCATCCGACAGCGACGTGCAGACCTCGGTGCACAGCTCGCTGAATTCGCGCGCGGTCTCAGCCAGCGCATGCATGCAGTCGTCGGTCTCGATGTCGACCATCTCAGGCAGCGGCACCGTCATGCGTCCGCACTGTGCGGCGAACGCATCGAGGACGCGATAGTCGCGCGTGACGATCGTCATCTTCACCGCGTCGGCCAGGCCGAACTTCGCGGTGCCGATGCCGGCGAGCTCTTGGTTGAGCGTGTTCGCGTTCTTGCCGATCTGCGGCGCGAGCGCGAGCACGCCGCCGTTGAAGTCATGCCCTACGTTGAAGGCGGCGGCTTTGATATCCATGGCGAAAGTCCTGATTCGTCGTGACTGACACCCCTGCGAGCACGCGAGACACTGCGGCGCATGGAGTGAGGGAAAAAATGAAAACGAAAGAGAAAAGCACCTGCCGCCTCGGCGCGCCAAACATCGCCTGCCTGCCCGCAGGCGACGATGGCAACCACATAGCGAACGACGAAAAGGGCGCGCCGCGTCTGGCGGCGGCAGGCACGAAAACTGGCCTTGTGGAGGCACTCAGCAAACGCATTTCAGGCCTCTGCACTTGCTTCGACCGGCTTGCCTCCAGACTGCATGCGCAGGACATCCCAAGCGACGTCGGGACGCAGCTCTTCGCAGCGGACAGCGCCAGCGGTCAGTCGCTCGATGGACGGGCAATGCTCCGCCGGCACGCGACGCCCTTCGTCCTTCCATTGACCGACAGCCGCTTTCGTGACACCAAGGCGCACAGCAAGCGCGGTTTTCGAGCCGACGATCTTGGCGGCGCGGTCGATGGGGTGATCCATGTCTAGTCCTATGCTTGAAATTGCAGCAAAGTCTAGTATTTCTAGACATACGGGTCAAGCATTACTAGCCCCGCCACGTAAAGCCGTTCTTTACGATGGCCGCATGGAAATAAAGCAATGGGTCAAGGCCGCAAGAGATCACGCAGGCCTGACGATTGAGCAGCTGGCTCACAAGATGGGCCGCTCGAAGGCTGCCGCTGGCTTTTGGGAAACCGGCACGACAAAGCCCAGCTACGCCCAGATGCTGAAGATCTCCGAAATCACTGGGCATGCGATGCCAGAGCAGGCCGCACCAGCCGCGACGAGCGCTATCGATATCAGAACGGCCCGAGCCAAACTCTGGCCATACCCCCGAATCGACTATGAAAAATTCGTGGCATTGAGTGGCGCCGCAGCACGAAATATCGAAAACGCCATCCTTGCGACGGCGAGCGACATGGATGTCGACCTTCGAACTGCGCGCTCAGCAAAGCGAGCAGCGACGTAAGACCCCCCGCGCCAGTCTATGTTCTGAAAACAAACGTACTAAGAGGGATAACTATTGCCACCGGCTGGACACGCGGGCTGTGTGTGAAGGATTCCTCGTATTGGTGCGCAAATGAATCCGCGTCCTCTGAGTGGGGGGCATTACCCGGTACATGCGGGCACGCGCGTAGCCGCTAGCCAACCTTCGTTTTTTGTCGATCCCGCTCACCTCAACTTTTTTTTATCGCTAGGTCTAGTTTTACTTGATTCATTTGTCTAGTCTATCTAGACTCGCGCCATCCCAACACACGGATGGACGACATGAAGACCGACCGCGACGCATCGCCACACACCGCAGCTGATAAGCCGGACCTTTCGGGTTACGACCGCGCCAACCGGTCGGCGAAGTTCTCCGAAGACCACGACATCGCCGACGTTGACCTGTCGCCGGTCGGCGCCTTCGCGTTGATCGGCGCCGCCGTCTTCCTCATGGGCTTCACCAAGGTGCGTGACTGGGTCCGAGCCCGTATCGGGAGCGGACGTTGAAGACGCCGGGCGTGCGCGCCGGACTTCCCGTCGCACGCCACACACACGCGCGGACGCTGTCGCTGCGTCTCTCGCAGCTGCTCGCCACGTCGCTCAAGCTGGCCGCGCCGATCGTCTTCCCGGTCGTCGGCGCCGCGATGCTGATCTACGGGTGGACCACGCCATGAGCGCGAAGGTCCTGTCCTTGCGGCTCTACCGCGCGATGCCGCCGGCACCCACAGGCCCGATCGGCGGCATCGCCGACCGGCGCTTCCGCTACGTGCCGGCCGTGGCCACCGACATCAGCAAGACGTTCCGCCGCGTGCGCGCGCAGATCGCCAAGGGTGAGCGTCTGTGATGGCCTCGATCAACGACGCCCATGCCTGGATCCGCGCGGAGTTCCGCGAGCTGCTCGGCTGCGTGCCGCCCGGCATGACGCCCGACCAAGCGCTCGAGAAGCGCATGGCGCTGATGCGCGCCGCCGAGGCACACGCCGGGCGCGGCGAGAGCACCGCCGTGTGGCTCGGCGCCCTGCTCTTCACCCTGCTCGTCTGGGCACTCGTCTTCACTCCAGGAGCCTGACATGCCGACCACCACCGTGGGCCTCTTCTTCGTTCGCCAGGGCCGTGCGAGCAACCCCGCGGTCAGCACGCACCGCAGCGACGACGGCCAGTTCGTCCTGCAGATGCGCCTGCTCGACCACCAGGGCCCGCACAAGGAAGGCTACGTCGTGCGCTGGATCGGCGAGGACGCCCGCGCCTTCCACGCCGCGCACCCCGACCTCAAGGCCGGCGACGCGCTGTCCCTCGACCTGCTCAACCCGCGCAGCCTGCCCGGCCTGCAGTCGCCGGAGATCCACGCCACGGTGCGCGGCTGCCGGCTAATGCCCGCGCGCGTACCCGCCGCGATGACCGCCGCCAGCGCGCGCGGCTGATCGCTCCCCTTTCCAACCACCACCGGAGCCACGCCCGATGAAATCCTTCGCCGTCTTCCTGACGGACCTCAACGACGGCCAGACGCTCGCGGGCATGACCGCCGACATGGCCGAGCTGCTGCAGACCGTCAAGGCCACCGGCCGCGCCGGCAGCATGACGCTGAAGATCAAGGTGTCGCCCGCCACCAAGGGCGGCCACGAGGTCGACAAGATCACGATCGTCGCCGACCGAAAGCTGGAGCTTCCCAAGCCCGACCAGCCGAGCGACTTCTTCTGGCTCACCGACGACGCCGAACCCACCCGCCAGCACCCCCGCCAGCACGCGCTCGATCTGCGCGATGCCAAGTCCGTCGACGCCGATGGCGTCATCACCTTCAAGGAAGTCCAGCAATCATGATCACCGACGACACCCCAGAGAACAGCCACGAGCTCGTGCGCGACCTCACCACCGCCGCGCTCGAAGTGAAGGAGGTCGGCGACGGCTTCCACCTGCTCGCGCCGCCCGGCTTCAAGCACATCGACCTCACCCAGGCCTACGAGTCGTCGCTCCAGGCGCCCGTGCGCAAGCGCGGCGAGGTGCTGCTCAAGGACGTGCCGAGCCTGCTGCTCTACCTCAAGGACCAGGCCGCGGAGGAAGCCGCCTACGTCTACGCCGACCCCGACGCGATGACGATCACCGCGGTGCTCAACGACCAGCGCAGCAGCGAGCCCGGCTGGCGCGACTTCCGCGCGACCTTCAAGGCCGAGTTCACGCCGGAATACCAGCGCTGGAAGAACAACAGCGGCCAGCCGAAGTCGCAGTCAGAGTTCGCCGAGTTCGTCGAGGACAACCTCGCGGACATCACCGAGCCGGCCGCGCAGCAGCTGCTCGACGTGGCCACCACGATCCAGGCGACCAGCGGCATCAACTTCAGCAGCGCCAAGCGCCTGCAGGACGGCCAGACCCAGCTGACCTACAACGAGAACATCGAGGCGCGCGCCGGCGCCAACGGCGCGCTCGCCATTCCGAAGGAGTTCACCCTCGGCCTGCGCATCTTTAAGAACGGCGACGGCTACCGGCTGAAGGCGCGCCTGAAGTACCGGCTCGGCGGCGGCCAGATCAAGTTCTGGTACGAGCTCGAGCGCCCGGAAGCCGCCGTCGAGGACGCCTTCAAAGGCTATGTCGAGAAGGTCGCGGAGAGCGGCTACGTGGTGCTGCTCGGCAAGGCCGGCGCGGTCTGAGGTAACGCGGCCATGTCCTTCATGATCACCGCCACCGGCGCCGAGTACCACCTCAAGGGCCTCGCCATGCTCGACCCCGCCGCGTGCCCGGTCGTCATCGAGGACATCGCGCACCACCTCGCGCAGATCAACCGCTTCAACGGCGCCTGCATCCGCCCCTACAGCGTCGCCGAGCACAGCCTGCTGGTCAGCGAGATCGCGCAGCGCTCCGGCGCCAGCCTGATCGTCCAGTTCGCCGCGCTGATGCACGACGCGCACGAGGCCTTCACCAGCGATCTGTCGAGCCCGGCGAAAAGCGCGGTCGACTACCTTGCGGCCCTGAGCGGCGGCACCGGCGCCTGGTCGCAGTTCGAGAGCATCCACGCGCGCAATGTGCGCCAGCACTTCCGCATCACGACGCCCTTCGTCGGCAACCGCGCGGCGCTGCGGCTGTACGACCTGCAGGCGCTTGCGACCGAGCGGCGCGACCTCACCGCCTGGCGCGCCGGGACGAACGGCCCGTGGGCCGTTCTGGGCGACGGCGGCGACGAAGTGCTGCGCATCGATGCGATCGACTGGATCGACCTCAACACGCCTGAGCGCGAGGCCATGACGTGGAAGGACTGGCGCAAGGCCTTCCACGACCGCTTCGACGAGCTGGTGTTCGGCGTCGACCTGACCAACCCGGGAGCGCGCTCGTGAGACCGCTCCCCGGCAAGGCTCCGGCCAAGCTAACCGCGCCCATGGCCGCCGTGCTGCGCGTCGTCATGCTCACGCCGCTCCTCGACGGGGCCGCGCTCGCGCGCGAGTGCGGCGAGGCTGCGTCGACGATCGAGCAACTGGTGAGCCGCGGCTTGGCGAAGATCCACAAGAGCAGCAAGCGCGACGGCCGGTCGACCACGCTCTACGCCGTCACGCTCAAGGGCATGGTGGCACTGGACGCCCACAGCGCGACACCGGCGCCGGCGCCGCCGCCGGTGCGCGGGCCGGAGCCACCAATTGCAGCGCCGTCGACATGGACGCCGACGGGGTACGCCGGACTGGAGCTGGGCCGCACGTGCCACCGTCCGGGCGCCTACGACGCGTTCTCGCTGCCGAGCATGATCGGCAGCGAGCGGCGGGTGCCGAAGGGTGTCGCATGAGCACGAAGCACGTCGTGTCCTTCAGCACTGGCAAAGACAGCCTCGCCACGCTGCTGATCGCGCTCGAGCGATGCCCACGCGAGCACGTGGTCCCGATCTTCTGCGACACCGGCAACGAGCACGAGGCGGTCTACGCATACCTCGACTACATCGAGGCCAGGATGGGCATCAAAGTCACTCGCCTGAAGGCCGACTTCACGCAGCAGCTGCTCGTCAAGCGCAAGTTCATCGCCCTCGACCGCCGCACACGTCGCGAGTACGAGACCCGGCCCGTGTTCGAAGCCGACGGCGTGACGCCGGTACCGAAGCGCGATGGCCGCGGCGCCATCGTCCTTAACCGCAAGGGTCAGCCCGTGCAGAAAACCGTGAAGGTCGGCGGCGGTCGCCGGGTGCGCTGGACCAACAAGGCCAAGCGGCGCGCATTGAGCGCGATGCATCCGAGCGGCAACCCTTTCCTCGACCTCTGCATGTGGAAGGGCAGGTTTCCGTCGCGCATGGCCCAGTTCTGCACCCAGGAGCTGAAGACGAACATGGCGGTGGACTTTCAGCTCTCGCTGATGGAAGCCGGCCACCGGGTGATCAGCTGGCAGGGCGTGCGCCGCGACGAGTCACACAACCGGCGCAACGCGAAGCTCTTTGAACGCATCGACACCGGCCTCTGGACCTTTCGCCCGATCGCCTTCTGGACCGCGCGCAGGGTCTTCGAATTCGCGGCCGCACGGAGCATCGAGCCCAACCCGCTGTACCTCCAGGGCATGGGTCGCGTCGGCTGCATGCCCTGCATCAACGCCGGCAAGGACGAGCTGCGCGCCATCGCCACCCGCTTTCCCCAGCACCCTGAGCGCATTGCCGACTGGGAGCACCGCGTCGGCATGTGCAGCAAGCGCGGCTTCAGCACGATGATGGCCGACGCTCATCCCGCAAAGGATCGCCGGGTCGTGTTCGCCGATCTGAACATCTGGAGCCGCATCGAGTGGTCGAAAACCACGCGCGGCGGCAAGCAACGCGACCTGCTGGCCCAACTGGACGAGGTGTCGGGGTGCAGCTCGAGCTACGGTCTGTGCGATCAGGCTGCTGCACTCCTGGAAGCCGCATGAGCCGCAACCGCCGCCACGCCGCGCACCAGAAGCGCACCCTTCTGTCGTCCGAGCTGCCGAAGTTCTGGCGCCCGAAGCTGGACGAGACCCAGCGCCTCGACGCGCAGATCGTTCACTGGGACCTGGTCACCCGCTTCACCGACGGCAGTGCCACCGGCGCCGACCTATGGGACTGGATCGAGACCGGCTTCACGTACAGCCAGATGGCGACGCTGCTGGTCGCCGACGGCGTCGAGCTGAGCGACGAGGCGGTGGCCGCCATTGCCGAGCAGCTCGACACCTACGAATCCGTCGCCGCGCGCTTCCGCAAGACCGGCCGCATCGGCTTCGACGCGCGCGAGCTTCGCATCGCACGCGCTGCGGCGCACGTCATGGACGGGCTCCTCGAGCTCGACCGGCACGGCATCGCCGAGCGCGCCGCCCTTTGGTCCATCGCGCAGACGGCCTCGATCCGCCGGCGCGTGGGCACCACCTGATTTCTGGAGACGTACCTCATGGATTACCACCCGAAGGATCATCCGCTGCCTGCAGCGCAGCAGAGCACCGAGCTGGCGGCGGCCGAGGCGAAGTACTGCTTGACGGCATTCGACCTCGCTGCGGCGCCGCTGGGCTCGCGTGACTGGACGCTGTACTGGGCAGGCTGGCACGCCCGCTCTCGAGGCACCCAAACGGCGGACGATCTGCTGCAGCCGCGCGTGCAGCCGTGGCTCATGGCTTGCTTCGGCGCGATGATCGCGGGCGACCGCGAGGAGCGCAACCACCGCTTCCTCGAGGAGGCGCTTGAGCTGGTTCAGTCGTGCGGCTGCACTGCCAGCGAAGCGCACCAGCTCGTCGACTATGTCTTCGGCCGACCCGTTGGTGAGCGCGATCAGGAAGTCGGCGGCGTGATGATCACCCTCGCCGCTCTGTGCCTGGCGAACAGCCTCGACATGCATTCCGCTGGAGAGCGCGAGCTGGCGCGCATCTGGACCATGGTGGAGAAGATCAGGGCGAAGCAGGCAGCGAAGCCTAAGCACTCGCCGCTCCCGGTCGCGGCCCAGGTGCCCGCAAGGCGATGCGAGCACGGATGCAACGGCTGCGACGACTGCACCGACTACGAGAAAGAACCACAGGCGCCGGCTCTTTGGGTCAGCCCGGAGCAGGCCGCCGCGCACACCGATCTGGACCACCCCGAAGCCGGCCGCTATTTGCCGTGTCGGCGTACCCCTGCAGGCATGTTCACTCAGCCGCTCTACGCTCATCCGGCGGGCGCAGCACAGGTGCCGGGCTCGTGGCAGCCGATCGACACGGTGCCAGGCACCGCCGAAGACTTGCTGCTTCTGACGACCAGTGGCAAGCGCAAGATCGAAACAGGCTGGTACGCGCGCGATTTGCTTGAAGGTGCAATCCGGGAGGGCGAATCGTGCGTCTACACGATGTGGATGCACCTTCCTGCAGCCATTGCAGCCAGCACTGAGGGGATGACATCGTGAGCGACCTGTTGACCCTCGAAGACATCGCCACGATGCACCACTGCTCGCAACGCCACGCGCGCGACGTGCTCGTGCGGCTGCCTGGCTTCCCTCCCGAAGCACCGACCAGCACGCCGCGCAACCGGCTATGGCTGCGAGCCGAGGTGAGATCCTTCGTCACCCGCAAGTCGGCCACACCCAAGCGTCAGATCCGCGCCGAGATGTCCTCCGCTCTTTCGCGGTAGTAGGTGTTCATCAAGATCGAAAGGTCTTTGTGGCGACTGATCCGCGCGAGCGTTAGGACGTCCATTCGACGTGACAAGAGCGTCAGGGCCGTAGCTCGCGAGTCGTGGAACGTCAGGCCCTCGATCAGCAGCTGCTTCGTCAACCTTGCGAACAGCGTGCTCGCCTCGTTCGCATCGACAGTGAAGGTTGCAGGCAGCAATTTCAAACCGCGTCGAGGGATCGGAACGAGAACCTGACGGGTCCCCTCTCCCTTGCTCCGCGCAAGCACGAACACCCGGCGTGATGCGTCGAACGTTCCACTGAGCACCTCAGACAGACGCAGGCCGGTGTGCAGGGCAATGTGAAAGGCCTTGATGACCTGGCCAGTCTTGCCGCCGCGGTCGGAGCGCAGCACCCGCTTGATCTGCTGCCAGCGCCACAATTGATGCCGCGGATCGTTGTCGGCCGGCAGCCTGACTCCTTCGAATGGATGGTGGGTGATCCACTTCCATTCCTGCCGCGCGATGCTGAACATGTTCCGAAGCAGGTTAATTTCTCGCTTCACAGTCGACCCGCTCACCGCACCTCGGCCAGTCGCCTCATCGCCCGAAAGGCGCCAGTCCCGCCATGTTCCGATCTCCGCGGACGTGATGCTGGCCAACTCCATCTGGTCGCCGAAGTAGCTGCGGAATGCGTCGAACCGCCTTCGCTCCCAGTCCACGCTCTCCTTCTGCGTGCTGACGGTTTTCAGGTAGTGCTCGGCGGCCTCGCCGAAGGTGTGCCCACCCGTCGAATGGAGTGAGTCGAGCTCCAGCTCTTTCTTGACGCCCCAGGCCTGAGCCTCGCGCTTCGTCTTGGCGACGTGGCTGGCCCGGTGGCCGTGCCGTTGGACTTCAACTCGCCAGCCGTCTCTGAATTTCCGGACGTATGCCATGTGTGCGGGATCGTGTGCGGGAATCTGCGCGGGGAGCTATCTGCCCGCGAAAGTCCGTCACTGTAGCCGCCTGCTGCCAAACGTCCACTCTTTCCATGTGAGTCCGGCTAATTGGTGCCCGAGGCCGGAACGCAAACTCAAGCTGCATGCGGGTTCCCGAGTGATGTGCGGGATTTTTGCGGGATCATGGCACCGGATGCGTGAGTCGAGCATTCGACTTTCGTCTAGAACATTGGTAAGGATGGCCCCGCCGTACTACGATGCACGCGTCATAACGATAAGCAATCCGGACATGCCTGAAACCAGTGAGACAGAATTTATTACGGTCGATTGGCAAAGAAATATCAGGTTCGATAAAAATAATCCACCTATCAATCTTCGTGCTGTTGCTCAAGGCTATGCGGGACTACATATGCTCGCAGAAACTGTTAGAGAAAATGAAATAGAGGCAGTTAGAAAAGATCCACACGCGAAACATACTGTCTTGGCGTATGGATTAATATATCCAGCTATAATTCCTAACGCTTTTAATTGGTACGCTCTGACTTTAGTAAATTATTTAAGGGCACTTGGACTCATAGAATTCCTTATCTCGGAAAAACTTGCCTTCAGCTCCTTGCTAGATAGGTCAATTGCGAACAAAGTTAGAACGCATTGTGGCGAGTATGTAATCGAAGCAATACCCGAAATCCACGCTTGGCGAAATAAAGTTTCAGCCCATTACGCAGCAACAGACCCTAGAAAAGACAACATTGGGACATTGATGCAATCATTAATGGATCCAATCGTATACAAGTATCCACATTTCCGCGCTGGCGGCGTGAAAGTCGCTTTCGATGGGGGACTTGCAGAGCTGCCGAATTGGTCTCTTACTGAAACACATGAACGCCTTTCTCCCCGTTTCTGGCCGGAGTTCAAATTGCCACCAGTCGACTAGGAGAGGCGTCGTACGCCGTACTTCCTTAGGTTTTCACAGTGCAATGCACCGTCTATCTTCTCCGCCGAGCTGGGCAAAAGCTGCCCAGCGACATCATAAAGAACCGGCCGCACGTCGGTTGGCTGATCTTTGGGCAGGACTCGCGTCGGCATTATCCACAGATCAGCGCGCGACTGTTTAAGAACAGTCGCCTCGAGTCCGATGCGATCGAACCCCTCATTCACGCACACGTGAAAAAGGTCGATCGCGGCGGGATATTGATCTATGGCCAGGAGGAGGTGCCAGCGTACGGAAAGCCGGCAGTGCCTCAGATCTGGTGGTGCATCCCTGGTGCCTTCGACGACACCACGGCGCCCTAGAACAATCCAGCGGGTTCGCTGATCACGTCCCAGCTGAAGATCAGCAGCTCCTTCCGATCGGCGCCTCGGTGGCCACCACCGACCTGGTACGTGATGTCGAGCGACTCCATGTGGAAGCCCTCGAAGCAGGCCCGAATCGCTGCATGGTCGTTCAGGCTGACGATCGCCCTGCCCTTGAGCTCGCGCAGTGCCGCGGCCATGGCTTCGTACTCGGCCCACCCGAACGGCACGCCGTAGCCCTCCGTCTCCCAGTACGGCGGATCCAGATAGAACAGCGTGTGCGGCCGGTCGTACCGACGCATGCACTCCTTCCAGTCGAGACGCTCGATCTGTGTGGTGGCCAGCCGCAGATGGGCCGCGCTCAGCTGCTCCTCGATGCGCAGCAGGTTGACCGGCGGCGCCGTCGTCGCCGTGCCCCAGGTCTGGCCGGACACCTTGCCGCCGAACGCATGGTGCTGGAGATAGAAGAAACGCGCGGCGCGCTGGATGTCGGTCAGCGTCTCGGGCGGCGTGTCCTGCAGCCACTTGAAGATCTCGCGGCTCGAGAGCGCCCATTTGAACTGGCGCACGAACTCCTCGAGGTGGTTCTGCACGACCCGGTAGAGGTTGACGATGTCGCCGTTGACGTCGTTGATGACCTCGACTTCCGCCGGCGGCCGGAGAAAGTACAGCGCGGCGCCGCCGGCGAAGACCTCGACGTAGCAGGTGTGCGCTGGGAAGCGCGGAATGATGGTGTCGGCCAGGCGGCGCTTGCCGCCCAGCCACGGGATGATGGGTGTGGCCATGGTGAACTTAGAAGACCTGTAACGGTCGTTTACACTCGGCCCGCCTGTACAGGTGGCAGGGCCTCGGCTAATTCACAGGCTGCGTCTGTGGAGAGGCGGCTCGATGCGGTGTTGACGCACTGCAAAGGGTCGCCCTGTCTTTTTTCGCGGTGCTAGTGCCCTCCTCGAGCGCAAAGGTCAGCCAGCGCGGCCGCCGGCCTGCTCCGCGATCTTTCGGATCGCGTCGCCCGAGTTCTTCGAGCCACGGCTCGAGCCGATGAAGTAGGCGACCGCGCCCACGACCCCCGCCTCCACCGTTCCGAATGCACGCGTCATCAGGGCGCGCACGTATTCGTCCGTCGGCATCCGCCCGAAGAAGAACATCGCGACCTCGGCCACATAGATGGCCAGGAAGAGGAAGAAGATGATCTGCGGCATGTAGTCCTTGGTGGCCACCTGGCGCGCCCGGGCATCCTGGACGTCGCGCAGCATCGCGTCCTCGGCCGACTGGTTGATCTTCACCAGGTCGACGTCGAGCTCGTGCATGCGCACGGCGAAGGCCTGCTCGGCGGTCTTGATCGCGACGATCTGCTCGCCGCTGAGCTGCCCGCCGGTGATGGCGGCAGCGACGTCAGCCTCGCTGGCGGTGTCGTCGCCGAGGACGGCGCTGGCAAGCACCTTCACCGCACTCTGTGCCAGCGGCCCTCCAAGGGCCAGGCCGAGCACGGGCGCGAGACCACCCACGAATTTCTTCCAGTCGATATCGATCATTTGTCCATCCCCAAGGCCTTCCGGCCGTCTGCATAAAGCCGCACGCGCTCGACCCAGCCGTTGCTGTCGCCGATGGGTGCCGTTTTGCGGCCACGGTTGATGAGGTCGACGACGCCGTCGAAGTCGCCTCGGTCGGCCCAGCTGTTGAGGCCGCGCATGTCCCAGTAGTCGGTGGCCGACAGGCATGCCCAGCGCGTCTCCGCCAGGCGCGTCGGCTCGGCTTCGAAGTCCGGCACGTCCGGGAACCGCTTGCGCAGGCGATCGCGCACGGCCGCATGGTTGGCGCGGCCGGTGGTCTGAATGAGGCCGTGGCCGCGATATCGGCTGCCGTCGCCGGGCTTCACGTTGCCCAGGTCGCGCCGGCCTTCGTAGCCGCGCTGCGCGGGCGTCGGTCCCCACAGCTCGGTCGTGTACCGCAGCCGGGCCGACTCGTGGCCGACGTTGGCCAGGAACATTGCCTGCCGGAGGGGCGTGTCGATCGCGTAGAGGTCCATCGCGGCCGTCAGCGGCTCGGCGAACTTCTGGGCGAACGGAAGCAGCGCGCCGGTGCAGCGCGCGAGGAGTGATGTATCCATCGTCAGTCCTTGCTGAGAGGGACCGCGGCCGAGCTCGGCGGGTCCAGCGGCGCGCCGTCGTGCAGACGTGCGAACTCCGCATCGATCCTGCGTCGACCGAAGCGCTCGGCCAGCACGAAGATGGCCGAGTGCGTCCAGCCCGCGACCAGCACACCGCCGAAGCGGATCTCGCGCGTGACCGAGCCGGGCCACTTCGACTCGATCATGATCATCGCGATGTAGGCGGCGCCGCCGGCGAGGAACGACAGCACCAGGTCCTTGCGCGCTTCCATCAGGATCTCGAAGACCGCGCGGCTGTCGGTGGCGAGCGTGTAGATCGTCTTGAGCAAGCCACCGAAGAGGCCGCCCACGGCCGCCGCGAGCAGCGACGGGTAGTCGAAGATCTGGACTTCCTGGAGGAAGGTCGACGCGTAGGCCATGCGCGAGACGCAGCACACCCAGAAGAACATGAGCGAGTTGACTGCCAGCTTGTGCTTCATGGAGACCGGCCTTTATGGACGAGGGCGCGCAGTAGCTGCGCGTTGAGGGAGATGGCGTAGATGAAGGCCAGCCCGGCAGAGTCGATTGCCTGGCGGATGTAGAGCCAGAAGAGCGGCCCGGCGTCGATCGGCATGGCCAGCACCGCCAGGTATCCCCAGGTCACCATCACGATGCTGGCTGCCAACGTCGCGCACTTGCGTGGCCACCGAACGGCCAGCGTCCTCGGAAAGACCATCAGCGCGATCGCATGAGGCAGTGCGAGCACCACCGCAGCGGCGAACATCGCACCGACCAGCCAGGAGGTGTGCGCCAGGGTGGCGACCTTGTAGAGCATCGACGGCGGCAGCTTAAGCACGTAGGTGATCGGGCCCAGCTGGTCGTTAATGAACGAACAGGTGATGTACAGCGAGAGCAGGCGGACCTCGAGTCGGTCCTGCTGGTCGGCGACGGGGATGGCCTTCTCGGCCCATCCCCGCAGGAGATCAGCACTCAGGTGCTTGACGTTCACAGGCGTTTCCTCCTATCCGACGACGTCAATTGATGTTGCCGCCGCCGACGTAGAACACGTTGCCCGGCACCTTGAACTCGCCACCGAACATGATCGACTTCGGAGTGATCGGGCCGCAGGGCGCGTCCGGCTGGCAGAACGGCTTCTTCGCGTCCTTGTAGGTGTAGGCGATGATCGGGCCGTACAGGACGTTGAAGAGGCTGCTGCCGCTGCCGATGGTGGCCACGTAGCTCTCGGTGCCGTGGTTGTCCGCGTCCTCGATCACGATCGGGTCGCTGATGCGGGCGTCCTGGACTGCCAGGTACGCGCCGGAGAAGGCGGTGCGGTCGGCATTCCACTGGATCATCGACGCCTTCTTCTCCTCGCGCGAGACCGCCCACAGGAACGAGTCGTCCTTCTCGTAACCCCACAGCGCGCGGCGGCCGTCTGGGCGCTGCGACGACTTGCCCTTCACGAACGCGATGCTGGTGGGGTTGCCGCCGACGTTGAACGTCGAGAGCTCCTTGATGTCGCTGGGCGAGCCCGAGACCGCTGCTGCGTTGGTCTGGTTCAGGTAGTTGGCGCCCAGGTCGACGACGTGCAGGTTGCCGTCCTCCGTGCCGATCACGCTGCGGAAGGGTGCAGTCAGCATCGTGCGCAGCGACGTCGGCGCCGACTCGAACGCCATCGTCTTGATGACGACCGGCTTCTGCGACGGCAGGGACGCGAAGCCCTTCGGGAATTGGCTGTCGCCATCACCACGGGCGGCGACCCGGCTCTTGAACTCGTCGTCGCTCATCGAGGCCAACCAGTTCTGGCGTGCCTGCGTGAACAGTGGTTTCAGGTCGACGAAGGCTGCACGCTTCTCGCCCTTCGAGATCACGACGGCCATACCGGTGTTGGCGATCGCGTTCTTGAAGTCGCCGCCGAAGTAGCGAGCGCGCTGCGAGGCGGCGTCGATGGGCTCGTCCCACAGGCGCATCACGGTCTCGTAGCCGTCATGGCGCTCCGAGGACCGCCCGGTGGTCACCGAGATGGCCGTCGGCGCGATGATGTCTTCGGGCAGGTCGACCGGGCCGAGCACCTTGCCGCCGACGTAGTTGCCGAGGTTCGGCAAGCCCACGTAGACGCGGTTCCACTGACCCCAGTTCGCGGTCCACTTGGACTCGTCCTCCGGACGGCAGTCCTGGCACGCGTCCTTCAGACCGATGGTCCAGATCTTCCCGCGCAAGGCGACCGTGTCCCAGGTCGTCACGAAGGCGAACTCGCCGCTGTTGGTGACGGAGATAGCCGTCGGCGTGCCTGCGCCGGCCGGCAGCCGCACGAGCATGTTGTTGCGCGAGGTGTTTGAACCATGCGACGTGATCGAGCCGTTGCTCTGCACGCACAGCACGTTGTTGATCCAGCCGCCGCGGCCGTAGCCTCGAGCGCAGGCCACGGGCTTGCCTTCGAAGATGTCTTTGCCATTGGTGCCCGGCGCCGCCGTGCCCTCGATCTGGCGCATGAGCTGCTCTTCGTTGTGCGCGTTGTTGCGCGTCTCGCCCTCGTAGACGGTCCAGGACGGCTCCGGCACGACCGAGAACGTGCTGTGGGCCACCGAGATCTGCTGGATCGCACCGATCCCCCAGTAGCGGTTGGCTTTGAAGATCGTCCGGTCCGGGACGGCAAACGGGATGTAGCCGAAGTTGGCGACCGAGGAGCTGTAGTCGCCGGAGGCGTACTCCAGCTCGCCGAACTGGGACGTGCCGCACCAGCCCGTCCAGGAGCAGCCGCGGTTCCCCAGCCCGTTCGGGTTCTGGATCGAGACCATGTTCATCGGCTTGCTGGCCGGCACGCTTGGGTAGAGGTTCGTGAGCACCTTCGACGACGCCTGGCCGTAGAGATAGTCCATGCCTGCCTGCGTCCCCATGAGGGCGGCAACGCGCCGGTACTCGCTGGGCTCGCGGATTGAGGCGCCGGTCGACGGCGCCGGCGCGACGACGACGGGGTCGGCCGGCTTGCTGGGTGAAACCTCAGTGGCGGTCGCCGGCGCCGTGCACTCCTTCGCGACGGTGGGCAGCGGATCGCTGCCGAACGTCTCGTTGCCGCAGGTATGCGTGCCGGCCGGCAGCGCCTTGCCCACGGTCTTGCCGTTCAGGCCGTAGGTGACGATCGTCGGCGCGGACAGGTTGAACGAGGCGAACTCTGCCGCGATCTTCACCAACGCTGGTGCTGGCGTGGGCACGACGACCGGCGGCGCGACGACGACCAGACCGCCGCCCTTGCGGGTGTAGCGACACTGCTCGCCGCCCGTCGCTACCGACGAGGCAAGGCCGAACGTGTCAGGGCCACAGCGGTAAATGCCCTTTCCCAGATCTTTCTGTGTCCAGACCTCACCGTTGCCATAGCTCACCGTTGTCGACGCGGTGAGTGTGAAGTGGGTGGACTTGGCGAAGGCGACGGCGATAAGCCCGCCAGCGGGCTTCACCGCCGGCGGCGCTGCGATCGCCGCAGCGCTCAGAAGCGCGGCGAGCGGGAGAAGTGTTTTCAGTCGGAGCATGGTGGTTCCTTCGGACATAAAAAAACCCGCCGAAGCGGGTTGGTTGGGTGAACTTTTCTTACTGGGGGTTTGTCGGTGGCCACTGCACAGCAGCGACCATCTCAAGAGTGCTCGTGGCCGGGCTGAGCAGTTGCTGGCGAAGCCCTTCGGCAAGGACGTGCAGGCCGTTCGCATAGTCGGACAGGGCGCGCGGCATGTCAGCCATCTGCTGTGCGTCCAGGAGGAGGAGCGAGTTGTCGGTAGCCTTCCAGTACGTCTGGTACTCATCGCCGGCGCCCAGTGCATCGCGCGCAGCCTGCGCCCGAGTGTTGATCCTGAGCACGCTTCGCTCATCGCTCTGCAGGAGCTTGCCCATGTACGTGAAGCCCAGCGTTTCGCGGCGATCGCGTTCGGCCTTCAGCAGCTCCCACTTCGCGAGCTTCGCGTCCTCGAGCGACGGGAGCTCCGGGACGACGTCGACAAACACACCGGCATGCACACGCTGATTCGGCTTCGGCTCGCCGAGCACGCAGGGCATGCCGGCCGCCTGCTCAAGATCGGCGATGGCTGCGGCCCACTGCTCGGCAGTTGCCGAATCCGCATCAACACCGAGCGGCAACTGGATCGATGTCGTGCAAGCGATAACGCCCGTCGTCGCGTCATAGAGCGTTGCAAATTTCATCGCCGATGCCCCACCAGGCCCGCATAGCGACGCGCAATTTGTCCCGGAACTTCCGGGGACGCGCCGTCCGCGGAATACTCAAACCGATAGTTTGCCGGCTGTTCATCGGGAGGAGTCCACGAGACCTCAGTCGCCCCTTGGAATTGAACCCGGAAGATCTCGACGTTGTTCCGGTAGACGCGACACGTCGTCGTCGTGGCTGCCATGTTTATTCCCCTCCTCCAGGCTCACCCGGCGATTGCGACGCTGAGACTGCGCCAATTGAAAAACGTATTGGCGCACCGCCCGAGGTGTAGTTGTAGATGTTCAAGTCACTAGCTCTGTCCGCGGGAGTTGCCCGCATGACAACAAGGTTTGCCGCCGAGGCAAATGCGGGCAAAGTCGCAGAGCCCGGGACGATGTTCCCAGTCCCGATCACGTTCAGCGCGCGCACGGACAGATTGCCGGCGTTGTCCATCGCGATGCCGCCCCAATCCATATACGCTGTGTCGACGCCACCGAGCTTCTGCATCGCGAATTGCAGCCCACCGATCGTGAAGTCGACGAACATGTCGCCATTGGCGTGACGCGCCAAAATCCAGCCGTGATTGCCGTCCCTCCACTTGCCTGGCGAGCGGACCCACCCCCACCCGCCACCGCCGATGGCGTCACTGTGGATGTCGAGTTGACCCGCAGACAGCGTGCCCATATTTCCGCTGAGCGCCGAGAGGCTGGGAGTCGTAATTCCTGTCGGCGTGATCTGCGTTCCGATTCCGCTCGGCTGATATGGCGAAAACACGGACTGGTGCGGGCTCGCCTCGGCGAGCATCGGCTTCAGGTAGAACGCGTAGCTCGTCTGCGTGGTCGCGTCCGAGCGATACAGCGTGATGCGCACCTTGGCCGCCGTGGGCGGTGCAATCGCAAAGCAGCCGACGCGCTTGAAGGCGGACAGCAAACGGCCGCCCGGCCTGCTGCCATCGGTGTTGCCGTTGTGATCGACGGAATTCTCCAGCGCGGCCGGCAGATTGCCGCCGCTTTGGTCGTAGAACTCGATGCCCACCGACATCCTGCAGCGGTGTGCCCCCGCGTAAGCGCTCGCCTCGTACCGCTTACCGCCGATGGCCGGCGTGTCGCTGTAAAGCACGGCGAGCGTGCTCGGGTTGGCATCGAGCTGGACCAGGCAGGTGCCCTCTGCACCTTCGGGCATCCACTCGGGGAACTGACCTGAAGCGTCGCCAACGCGGAGCACCTGAGCCACGCTCGGGTCGATGGTGCTGAAGACATTCCAGCCCTGCGGCAACTGACTGCCGATCTGGCGGTTCAGCCAGGTCGAGTTCGCCAACAAGTTGCTGCCCATGCCCACATTCAAGAGGTCAGTCGTGAGCGACCCTGTTTTTACATGGCGCGCCTCGATCTCGTCGCCGCGGATGTGCGTGCCGAGGATCTGCTCTGCGTCGACCATGCGCGACTTCAGCACGCCGTCGAGATAGAAATTGCCTGCCAGACCGGCCGATGGCGTTCCGTTCACGGTGCCAAGGGTCAGCAGCTGCTTCGCCTGGTCGGCGTCTCCGATCGCGAACGCGAAACGATTCGCCAAGAACACCAGCGAGCTTTCCTGCTCATCGGCGAAAGCGCGCAGTCCTGAGACTCGCTTTCCGGCCGACACCGCGAGCGTGTAGCTGGCGGAGAGCTTGCCCTCGAGCTGCTCGGAGACCTCGACCACTTCGCGCACCGCCGAGCCGTTCGCGTTCACCAAGTCGCGGATCTCATCGATCTGCTCGTCGAGTCCTTCCTGGAGCTGATCGAGCGCCTCGCCGATACTCGGCAGCGTCTCGACTTCCTTGTAGCCCGCCGCGCCGCGGTTGCCGCCCATGTCGACAGCGATGACCCAATACAACCGTTTGCCTGGCTCGGCTTCGGTGCGGACGTAGCCGAGGCCGGTGACGAAGGAGATGATCTGCGCCTGCGCGAAAATCGGGCCGACACGGATCTCATATCCGCGCAGCGGCTGCGTGCTCGTGCATTCCTGCCAGGCGAGCTCGACCTGGTCGCGCCAGGCCTTCCCATCGACGATGGGCTGGATCGGTGGGAGGATCTCGAGCGCGTAGGTGACCGGCATCGACCAGTCGCCGGCGCTGTTGCGATGGGCGGCCCAGAAGCGCTGCGTGCCGGCCTTCAGCCATCCGAGGAGCGCGCGATCGGTGCGACCTTCGAACACCACCAGCCCACCCTCCCAGGTAGCGCCGGTGCGAATCTGCGTCACGGCCCAGTCGATCGACGACAGGCCCGCCGGCGCCGACCAATGCGCCACCGCGCCGGCGTCCTCGATGCGGACGAAGAAGTTCAGCACACCTACCACGCTTTCGCTCGGGTCGACGAAGACGTCGGAGACGCGGGTTCCCATGCGGCCCAGCGCATCGAACGGCCGGATCTCCACAGTCCAGGACTGGTCGACCGCGACGGTCCACGTGACCCGGGTGCCGAAGATCGAGCCGCCCACCTGCGACAGCGGCATGCCGCCGCTGGCAGTCCACAGCTGGGCATGGTCGTAATTGCCTACGACGTCAAACACGGCAGTCAGCTCGTGCACCCATCCTTCGCCCTGCCGAACCCGGGCACGCGAGATGCGCAGGTTGCTGGCCACCGGCAGCTGCTCCGACAGCAAGCTGTTGTTCGGCGGCGGCTCGTAGGCGCCGTTGAGCACGTAGTTCCAGAACTCGGGCGACTCGGGCACCACCGTGACCTGGGCTCCGCCCATGTTGTCGACTGGCTCGATGCTGGTGACCCGCACCCGGTAGCCTGGCGTCGCCTTGAAGTCGTAGAGCCAGACGGTGTCCTGTACGGCGCTACCCACTCCGGGCAGCAGCGCGCCACCGGGCCAGCCCTGCGCCACGGTGAGCACGCGGCCGTTGGCCGAGACGGAGGCGACGTTGAAGACGCGCATTTGCTGCTCGCCCGAGAGTCGCAAGCCCAGTGTCCGGGTCGCCGGCAGCGCCACCGGCACCGGCTCGTCGACCTCCACGGAGAACTGACCGGCGCCGGTGATGACGGCGACCACGCGTCCGCCGTATCCCCACTGGGTCAGATCGTGCGAGATGGCCAGGACCGAGCCGCGCCTGAACGTCAGGTGCTCGAGGTCCATGTCGAAGGTGATCGACTTGCGCCCGTAGATGTTCTGGCCCATCGCGAAGCGTGCGATGACCGCGGCGTGCGCGGCGCGCGTAACGCCTCGGACGTTCTCGGTGCTGGTGCGCTGTGGCGTGCCGATGCCCGGCGCCTGCACGCGCACCGGCTGCCAGGTCCAGCCGCGGTCGGCGTCGAAGAACTCGAGCTGGTACTCGTCGGCCGTGGCCATGAGGTCGTACTGCACACCGAACGACCTGGCCTTCATCGCCGCCATGTTGATGACGCCCTCGATCGGCTGGTCCTCCGCCATCCAGATCACGCCGATGCGCCCGGAGTGCCGCGACAGCGAGCCCAGGCCGGCCGACGCGATGCTCTCGAGCAGATCCTGCAGGTTCATCGCCTGCTGGATGAAGCTGTCGAACCGGAAGCCCTTGGCCGCGCAGCGCACCATGAAGCCCTTGAGGCTCTCGATGTCGATCCGGTTGTCGGCCAGGCCGGCGCCGGCGATGAGCCGGCCGTCGCTCGGGCGATAGATGCCGCGCAGCAGCATCAGGATCTGCGCACCGGGGTTGCTCACGCCGGCAGCGCCCGGCTCGGTGGCCGTCACCCAGGCCGACCCGTTCCAGTACGGCATCGTCTCGGCCAAGGCCATCCAGTTGATCTCGTCGGGTGCGCCGCTGAGCTGGCCGGTCGCCTTCAACCGGACGTTGACCCGTGGCTGGCCGCCGTAGTCGGCGGTGTCGGGCTGGTAGCTCTTCAGCGCGGACCAGCTGACCACGTTGCTCGCGCCGGGGATGGTGTAGTTCGCGTCGGCCAGCTTGCGCAGGCGCACTTCGTACTGTCCCGACGGCACGACGAACATGAGCGTGCGCCGCAGCGGCGTCGCGCTGTTGCTCTGGAAGACCGGTGCTCCGAGCGCCGTCCACTGCGGCTCACCGATCTGCCGGGCCTGCACTTCGACCTGGACGTTGGCGGTCTGGTATTTCCCCTTCTCGTTCAGGAAGCTGAGCGACATCTCCAGGTCCACGCCCAGCTGCACCGTCCCTGGGCTGCTGGTTCGCGTCACCCAGGGGCCCGGCGCGGTCGGCGCGTCGAGCAGCCCGCCTTCGACGCTGTCGACCGAGGTGCCGACGATCGGCGGCACGCCAGTGTTGCCCGCCGAGAACCCGTAGCGGCTGATCTGTGCGCCTTCGTAGCTCTCGATGGCCGTGTCGCCCAGCTTGATCTCGGAGACCGCGCGGCAGTTGATGCCGGCGTGGAACATCGTGGCCAGGAACTGGTCGTCGCCCTCGAACCAGGTGTAGGGCTGGTTCGCGTTGTCCGGCACCGCCTTCGTGTAGCCGAGGACGAGCGAGAGTGGCTCGTAGGGCCGCGCGCGGTTGCGACCGCCCTGCAGCGCATAGGTCGGCGCGGGCTGGTTCGACGAGTTGTCGCCGGCGCTGCCCGCCTTCGGTGCGAGCAGCTTGCTGATCAGCATCGAGCCGCCGACGTACACAGCAGCAGCAGCCAGGAACCCGCCGCCGACCGCACCGCCGGCGGCGAACAGCCCGCCCGCTCCGAGGCCGCCCGCACCGAACGTGAAGTAGCTCAGCACCAGCACGGCAACGACCGCCAGCGCCTTCTTGCGCACGACCGATCGCGCCTCGATGAGGTGTCCGGCGCGCACGCGGGTCTTCGACCACAGCGCCGGCGGGACCGTGAGTCCGCCCACGCTGACGACCCAGCCGGTGCCGGTGACGCCCTCAGCCGCCAGGGTGTCCGCAAGGGTGCGGCCGGCCAGCGCCTGGCGCACCTCCACCTGGCCCGTCAGCGGATGTGCGGCGATCGCGAGGTTCAGCATCGCGGCCGGTGCCGCCACACGCCAGGCGTAGAAGCCGTCCAGGTGCATGCCGAGCTGCAGCAGATGGTCGAGGCGCTGGAGCGCGACGCCCTGCGCTTCGTTCGCGCAGTGCAGGATCCAGGTCTCGCCGCCCTGCACGAAGACGGTACCGACATGCCACTGACGGTTGAGTGGCGGCAGACCTTCGGGCACGAGGGCCCACAGGATGACGGCGTCGCCCGTGCGTGGCTCGCTGACCAGGTCGGCGACCTCGGGCTGCAGCCGCTGGATGTCGCTGGCCTGACCGCGACGGCCGCGGTGGCGATCGGCGGCCACCGGCAGATCGATCCGACGGCCGAACAGCTCGGCCTGCACGAGCACGGCCAGCGAGGCGCAGTCGAATTCGCCCTCGACATAGGCGCGGCCGACATAGCGCTCGGCGTCGCGCAAGGTGGGAGTATTCATGCGATCAGCCTGCGAAGATGCCGGGCGCGGTGGTGGGGTCGTAGCGCAGCGCCACGGCGTTGCGGCGCAGCAGCTCCTCGTCGCCCAGGGTCAGCGTAATCGCGTCGACGTCGACCTCGGCGACCGACGCGCCGGCCATGTACTCGTACTCGACGGTGTCGGGCCTGGCGCGGCTCACCAGCCGCAGCATGACGTCCAGCGACGCGCCGGGCGGCAGGCCCTCGAACTCGGCCAGCAGATCGCGGCCGATGTTGTCCAGCCGCAGTTGCGCGCGACTCGCTTCCCGGCCGACGTCCTGTGGCAGCTGGATCGCCAGCGGCAGGCCGATGAACGACGTGCCGCCGATGGTCCAGTCGCGCGTGTCCTGCACGATGCGCACGCCGCCGGCGAAGCTGGGATGGTCGATCAGCACCAGCACCAGGAGGCCGTCCGGGTCGTCGACGCGCTGCAGCTGCTGACGCGCTGCGGGAGAGAGAGTGGGCATGTTCAGGTCCGCAGGACGTATTCGATGGCGCAGGGCTGTTCGCAGATGCCGAAGCTGGCCGATAGAGGGACGACATCGCCCATGGAGGAAGCGACGAAGCGGACGCTGCGCATGGCGTTGGTGCGCGGATCCCGCCAGTCGAACCAGGCAGCGCCGGCGGCGGCGCCCACCGGGCTGTAGAACCACGTGCGAAACGACTCGGCGTCCGCCCACGAGCGGAACACCAGCGTCGCGCTCAGCGTCAGCAGCGGATCGGTGGCGGTGCGCCGGGTACGCGGCACACCCCGCTCCATCTGGGAGCGCTCCACGATCGGCGTTGCCTTCTCGCTGGCGCTGCCGAGCTTGAGTCGGGCGTAGGAAGGTAGAGAGGGCATGGCGACCTATCGGGTGGAGGTGCGGAGGCCGAAGCGGCTTTCCATGGCGCTGGCCAGCGGACCGCGTCCGCTCGCGACGTTCTTGGCGAGCGCGCCCTCGAATTGGCGGAGGATCACCACCGTGTCGATGCCGCCGCTGTCGTTGGGCTCCTCCTTCGTCTGGACGTCGACGCCGGCGAAGTTCTGGATGATCACGTCGCCGCGGCTGCCACCTCCAGCGACGCCCAGCTTGCCGTCGGCGCCGCGGCGCAGCGGCATGATCGCCTCCGCCCCCGCTTCGCCCATCAATCCGATGCCGTTGGCGAACGGAAAGACCGTCGGCTTGTCGACGATCTGGCCGGAGTAGGCGCTCAGGCCTGGCGCCTTGAAGACGTTGCCGTTCGCGCTCTTCACCAGGTTCATCAGGCTGAGCATGGTGCCCAGCGAATCGTTGCCGCCGACCACGTTGGCGATGCCGGCCGCGGAGCTGCCCGACAGCCCGCCGGAGATGGCACCGAGCAGCGAGCCCAGCCCGCTGCCGCTGCCGCCGCCCAGCGCCGAGGTGATCGCGGCGCGCGCCTGGATCCGCACCAAGTCGGAGATGATGGAATCCGCCAGGCTCTTGAAGTCGAGCTTGCCGGTGGTCGCGAATCGGACGATCGCGTCCTCCATGCCCTTGAACGCGTTGCCGACCAGCTGCTCGGTCTGCTTGAACACGTTGGCCGATTCATCCCGATAGTTCGCAATGGCAGCCGCGGCGCCGAGCGACCAGTCCGCCTGCTGCCGCTTCACGTCGGCGTAGTAGTTCCGGTTGGCCTCGAGAGCCACCTTCAGCGCATCCTGGATGTCCTTGGACCCTTGGACATAGACCTCGGTCTCCAGCGTCTTGTTGCGAGCGGCCTCCTCGGTGAACTGGCGTTGCGTGCGCGCGTACTGGCGCTCGATCTGCTCGCGCGAACGCAGCTGCTCGGCAGCCTCGCTGCCCAGCCCGATCACGCCGAGCCGGTCGTCGTATTGCTCGCGCTGCTGCCGCTGGTCGTCCGCGATCTGCCGACGCACGCCGTCGGCCGCATTGGCCGTCGCAAGGACCGCCTTCGCGCGCTTCTCTTCCTGCTTCGCGACGAGCTGCTGCAGCTCCTCCTCGCGCGATAAGCCGACGTTGATCGCCAGCTGGGCCTTGATGCGGTCCTGCGCCGCGAGCAGGCTGCGCTGATCGGCAGTCAAGGCCGTCTTCCCCTTCAGGTCGGCCAGCAGCTGAGCGAACTTGACCTGCTCCTGCTCGGCTGCAGAGAGCTTGCTGACGCCCTCGAGCTGGGCCCGCAGCGAGGCCTCGATCTCGCGCTGCTGCTGCAGGAACTTCGTGGCCGCGTCGTCCTGGTAGGCCTTCGCCTTCTCAGCTTTCGGATCCTTGAACTTGTCGTTGATCTTGGCGACGAGCTGGTCGTATTCGGCACCGCTTTGCTCCTTGCCGAGCGTGCGGTAGTCCGCATTGAGCTCGGCGATCGCCTTCTTGCGCTTGTCCGCGTTGGTCTTGATTTCCTCGGTGAGGATCTTCAGCCGCGTGGAGGCGCCGATCTGCGCCTGGTCGGTCTTGGCCTTCTCGCCCTGGGCCGCGGCGTTCTCCTGCTCGCGCAGGGCTTGGCGCGACAGGTCGGCGACCTCCTGCGTCTGCTTGGCGATCGCCGGCGCGTAGAAGGCAGCGAATGCGCCGCTGCGCCCGGCCTGCGCCTGGCTCTCCTGCAGCTTCGCCTGCGCCTGGCCGAGCCGCTCACCGATCGACTGGGTGCGGCCGACGCCGAGCATCGCATTCCACGCAGCGTTGGCGCCATCGGCCAGCGTGCGCCACCCGCGCTCGAGCGAGCCGGCTTGTGCCTCGACGGTCTGCAGCCGGCTCGTGAGCGCATTGGCCAGCGCGCTCTGCGCCACGGCCGTCGCGGCCTCCTTCAGGCCCTGCTCTTCCAGCGCACGGATGCGCTCGAACGTCGTCAGGTTCAGGTAGTGCATCGACTCGTTGAGCTTGGCCGAGGCCTTCGCCGGCTCGTCGGCCAGCTTCTCGAAGAGGTCGGTGGCCTTGTCGGCCGCGGTGCCGAGGACGCGCTGCATCAGCACGGTGGCCGTGCCGACCTCGGTGAGCGAGCTGGCGGCGATCTTGCCGCTGTTGGCCAGCGCGGTGAGCGCTTCGGCTGCTGCGGCCTGCGTGCCGACGGTCTTGGAGATCTGCGTCGCGGTGTTCTGCAGCTGGCCGACCGTCGTGCCCAGCACGTTGCCAGTGAGGACCAGCGCCTTCGCATAGCCCTGCGATTCGCTGCTGCCCTGGTAGAGCGCGACCGCGAACGCGCCGGCCGCCGCTGCCGCCACGGTGAACGGGTTGATGAGCCCGAGCACGTAGCCGCCCAGCGCTTTCGCCGCCGCGCCGACGCCTCCGAACGAGTCCTTGATCTGCGATCCCTGCTGAAGGAGCACGGTGAGCGGCGACTGCCCGCCCTGCAGGCTCACCGCGATGTCGGAGAACTGCGCCGGCAGCTGGCGCAGCGCTGCGGCAGTCTGAGCCGCGGATACGCCCACCTTCTGCAGGATCGGGCTGGTCATCTGCAGCGCGCTCTCGGCCAGCTTCTGCTTCGCGGTGAGCGCCTCGAGCTGGTCGAGGTAGGGCTTGAGTGCAGACGTGTCGATGCCGCGCTGCCCGGCCAGCACGCGGTAGTAGTCGGCACCGGACTTCGATCCGGCTTCCATCACCGCGATCTGACGCTGGATCGAGCCGATCATGTTCTTGGTCGCCGCGTCGACCTTCGGCGCCGTCGAAGCCGCACCCGAGCCGACCTGGTCGATGCCTGCGGACGCCTGCTTGCCGACCTCGGTGGCTTTCTTCCCGATCGTGTCCAGCGACTTGTTGATGCCGCTCACGCCCGCCTCGACGCCCGTGCCGTCGACGGATACCTCGAGTTGGGTTTTCAGATCACCAGCCATCAGATTCTTTCTGCGACCCGCAGGTCACTCCGTTGCCGGATACATCGCATCCAGCGCTTCCTGTTCCATCAGCTGCAGGTCCGCGAACAACGCATCCCAGTCGTCCTCCGACAGGCGCATGCGGTCCATGAGCGGGCAGATGTCGCCGTAGCTCAAGCCGGTCGCGCCGTTGAGCCCGATGCGCCACTGCGTCCGCACGCGTGAGAAGAGATCCACGGCCTGGCGGGTATCGGGCCAATACCAGACCACGCCCGCGTAGTCGCTGGGCTTGAGCCCGAACGCGGCCAGCTCGGCGGCGGTCGCCTCGCGCTCGTAGAGAGCTCGAGCGACCGCCATCAGTTTTTTGTGCGGCCCTCGGTGATGGCGTCGCGGTACCCCGTGATGATTGCGGCTGAGGCGGCCGGGTACTCGTCGACCAGGCGGCGCACGCTGGCCGAGTTGAATTCGTCGCTCAGATCCCACGCTTTCACCGCACCGAGGATGTGCTTCACATCACTGGCCATTTGCTGCTCTGCTGTCTCGACCACATCGAAGCCGGGCCCGGACGGCGCCGCCCGACCGGTCTTGATGTCCGGATAGACCTCAGAGATAAACGCTGCGAACTGCGCCCGCGTGCGGTACTGGTAGTCGACGACGATCTCGCCCTCGCCGCCTTCGACGAGAGGAAACACGACCTTGTGCTGGAAGGTCTTGGGCGCACTGCCCAGCTGGATTTTTTTTGGCATGTCGGTGTCTTGCGTGAATGAGGAAGGCCCGCGCGTGGCGGGCCCTGGCAGATCAGTAGCGGACCGGGCGCGACTGCAGCGAGATCGATGCGCGCACCGACATCACCTGGCCCTTGGTCAGGGTCGGCGTCTCGTTGAGCGCGATGATTCCGTTGTAGAGCACCATGGAGCCGTCCACGAGCGCCAGGCGGATCGGCGTGAGCGCCCGTGCGTCCGAGGCCGCCTTCAGAGCGATGTAGCCGGCCAGCGTCGCGTCGTCGGCGATGGTGAGCGCAATCGACTGCGCACTGGTGATCGTGGGCAGCTGGCGCTCGAAGTCCTCCTCGAGATAGGAGAAGTTCGCGAACTGCTGATCGCCACCGCTCGTCTCGAAGCCCAGGATCTGCGTGACCTGCTGCCAGGCGGTGATCTTGCGGACCGTGCCTGCGCTGCCGCCGGCGGGGAACCTGGTGGCGTTCGTCGTGTCGGCGCCGACCAGCGTGAACGAGTCGGAAGCAGCACCACCGACCTTGTAGATGCGGTCGTGCAGCTGCTGCCACCCCGACGTGAGCCAGGCGAGGTCGTTGTTGGCCAGACCGTTGGCGACCGCCGACGCGACCGGCGGCGCGGCGCTGCTCAGTGCGGTGACGGGCCTGATGGGGCCGAGGCCCGTGGCGATGGAGACGGTTGCGCCGTCCGGCAGTTTTGCAGACATGGTGGAAGACCCTTCGTGGACGAAAAAAAAGCCGCATGGGCGGCCGGTTGCTGAATGCCCTGACGGGCCGGAAAACTGGTTATCGATCCGACCAGACGCTGAAGTCCTGTCGGGTTCCGTAGAAATTGGTGCCCTCCTCGACCGTCGCGATCGGCGAGCCGAGCGGGTCGGCCTGCATCACGTCGGTCAGCAGGAACGCGTTCTCGATCTGCAGCGCGAGGGCCGAGGCCTGCATGCGCGTGGTGGCCCAGACGGTGATCTGGAAACGTCCGTTCTTCTTCGATGGCAGCTCGCGACCCAGATAGCGCAGGGTTTGGCCGCCGACCTGCTGGTAGGTGGCATACGGTGGCAGCGCCGTCATCGGCGCGACGTCCGCGTAGACGCTCGGGATCTCGGGGTTCGCCTGCGGCACCACGGTCTCCAGAAGCGCCACGATTTCAGTTTCAACCGTCATGTCAGCCTCGCCAGGAGATTGCGCAGGTCGCTGGTGTAGCGCGCCGCTGCAGCAGCGGTCGCCGCTCCAGCCTTCGCGTCGTAGGCGGGCCGCACGAACGGCTGCGCGGCGACGCGGCGCGGCGCCGGCAGGAGCACCGGGCTCGTGTACCACCTGCCGTTCTTGCCGAGGTAGACCTTCCGCGTCTGGATGTGCCCGTATTCGACCAGGTGGCCGTGCGGCGCCTTGCGCGCATTCCAGGAGACGTGATAGGTCGAGCGCGTGGCGTTGCTCTGGTCGGCGCTGAAGACCTGGTAGATCGAATCCTTCAGGTTCCCGCTTACCGAGCCGAGCGCAGTGGCGCGCAGCTTCACCTCGTCGTAGAGCACCTGGGCCGCGGCTTGCGCCGCAGGCCGCATGAGGGCCAGCATCTCGCTCTCCAGCTCGGTCAAGCCGGCACTGGCGCCCGTGCGATCGAATGCGATCGAAACCGACTTACCGGCCATTGCCACTCACCTCGCACACTAGGTCGACGTACTGCCGAGCTCGTTCGTCCGGCAGGACGGCCGTGATGCGGTAGATCTTGGTGCCGTGCACCACCCGCATCGAAGCGTCGAGATCGGTGCGATATCGGATCCGGATGCTGGCCTGCACGGTGGAGGCGTCCTGATCGGCTCGGATCGTCTCGGCGCCGTTCTTGTGCAGCAGGTCCGCCCACAGTTCTGCGACCCGCTTCCAGTCCGTCAGAGGCTGACCCGCCGCATCCCGCCCGCGGACGGGCTGCTCGACCGTGACGCGGTGACGGAGGGTTCCTGCGCGCATCAGACCCCCATGCGCCGGTGGAGGCGCAGCAGCGAATTGACGCCCTTCGACAGTGCATATGTCTGCACGGCGGACGTCTCCTCGCGGTTCTCGTACAGGTGGCCCACCAATAGCAGCAGCGCTGCGCGGATGGACGGCGACAGCGGCTGCGCGCCTACCGAGTAGCGGACCCGAACCGCGTTGGCCACCGGCAGGGTTTCCGGCCACGATGCCGAGCCGTAGGCCGGCAGCAGCCATGCAGGCGTGGAATATGGATCGAGCACGTACTTCGTCGGATCGAGCGCCACGAGCTCGCCGGCGCCGCTGACGTAGACGACCGAGGCGACCGAGGAAACCTCTCCGCCCTCCAGCTCGAGGGCGTCGCCGTCGCATGGAAATTCGTCCAACGCAAGCTCGAGCGTTTGCGGCGCGAGTGCGAAGCCGACGTAGAGCTCCGCGTGCTCGCGGGCGGCGCTGAGATAGCCCAGCACCAGCGCGTCGTCCGGATGCGACGGCACCTCGCCGTTCGCATCCAGGCGCAGATGGGCGCGCAACTCCTCGAGCGTGATCGGCTCGGCAGTTGGGCGCTCGACGACCTTGAAAGCCATGTTCAGCACCTGTGTTGAATGTTGGGCGGCCGGCAGCGTGACCCGGCATGCGCGGGCCGGCACCGCGGGATCGCGCCGAAGATCAGGCGTCCCCCGATGCTGGCCCCCTGGACCGTGTCGGGTGCGTCCCGCACGACCAGCGCAACCGTGGCCATTCCGGCGCGCTCTACCGCAGCGAGCAGCGTGTCAGGCGCGTCTGCGACGCTCAGCGCCAGGGTCAGGCCGGCAGGGGCGGCGAACGCGGACTGCAGCGTGTCCGGCTCGTCCTGGACTGCGAGCGTGATGTCGATCGGCGCGACACCGGCGACCATGGATGCGCTGACTTGGTCGGCCGCATCGAGAACGGAGAGCGCCAGCGTGTTCCGAACCAGCACGGCGGCCACGACGACGTCGGGCGCATCGACGATGGTGAGCCTCCACCCTGTATCCGGCTGAAGACTGTCCCCCTCGCTGCCGAATGCCGTCGCGCTGAATGGAGTCGTTGCAAACATGGTGGAACCTTAATTGCGAGCAGCGGCGTTCAAGGGATGGGTCCGGCAGCAATCGAATCAGGGATAGGCGGGACGAACGGTCGGAACGGCATAGTCGCCGGTGCCGAGGTTCTCCAAACGCTTGTCGCAGATGGCCAGGCCCAGGCCGCAGCGGAAGCTGCCGTCGACGCCAAAGCCATCCTGCTGGAAAAGACCCCATGCACCGAACCGCCCCTGCAATACGCCCGGGAATTGAACGTCTGTGGCGCCGAGGTATTTGCCGTTCACACGCAACGAAAAGCGGTTGTCTGCCTCGCGCCGCATTTTCGGCCAGTAGCAGCTCTCGCCGTTCATCATCAATGCGTCGACTTCGTCGGTAATGAAGTCATCGAACAGGCCGAAAGCCTTTGCAGTCAGACGAAAACGGCGTTTCCCCGGATTCTCTTGCGCAATTTTGTAGACGCTAAAGTAGGTATCGCCTTCGATTGCACCCATGTCGCTGAAAGACAGAATATTGCCCTCACCGTTGCCCGCACGAAAAGCATTTTCGAATGTCACGACATCTGGAATTGAATAGATGTCCTCGCCGTAAATGGCGATATTTCCATTCGTCGCGCTTTCCGTCATGCACGACATTCCCGGGAAGGGGCCGTAAGGATCACCTCGACCGCCGGCCACTTTGCCGGACCCGTAATTGCGATAGATGCCCCCGGTCGGCACCTTGTTGATCCAATTATCCGGACGCTCACGATCGGCAGCCTCGCTGAAATCGAGATAAGCCAGCATGGTGCCCGTGCCGGGATTCGAACCACTCATTGCCGACTCGATCCGATCGCGCGCATTCTCGTATCGCGTGAGCAAGCTGGAGAACTCCGCCAGCTTGGCGGGGAATTGCGACGTGCTGGCAATCACGGCCGCGGCGCGCGCGCCATACGCGTCACGCGTGTCGCGCAGATCCTTGGCCAGTTGGGCGGCCGCTTGTACGAGTTGCTCTTGGCTCATGTTTTGATCCGGTTTTGGTTAAGAGACGTTGGCGCTGTCGTTCTTGAATGGCTTGCCCGGCACGCTGAAAGCACCGCCATAGTTAAAGTCCTCGCCATTGACCAGCGGGTAGTGGAGACCACCCTCTGTATGGAGATAGGTATCGCCCCATGCATAGTGACGGATGCACCCACCGCTCATGTCAGAAATACCAACGGTATAGCTTTCTGTCCCGTGGTTATCCATATCCTCAGCATGAGTGATATCGGTGATTCGACTGTCCTGCAGCTTCAGAATCTCAGTACCGTTGGCTGTATTGAAGTCGATCCAACGGACAGCGCATTCGGCACGAGAAGCAACAAGCAACGTATCCCGCTCATCACGCAGCAAACCGTACTTGTTACCGGCTTTTTCCTTCACTTGGTTGATTGACACTGGGTTCGCACCAACGAAAGTACGCCCAATGATTTGAACCTGCGAAGGATCATCCGGCGGATCGTTTGGCCCAGGGAACGAGGAATATCCACCCATTGAAATGGTATGCATATAACCGTTCTCCATTGCCACATAGCACCAACGCTTCGGATCATTGATGATGCCGTAGCTGTACATATGGCAAGCGGTCGGCTTGCTTTCCAGGTTGAACATTTTCACGAACTGCGGCTTCTGCGCTGGCACTGTCTCGAAGCCATACGGATACTGGTTGTCCGCATAGCCGTAGGTCGTTGTTTCCAAGAAGCGCTCACGAGTCGTGAAATACATCTTCGTGATCTGTTCGAACAGCGGCTCAAGGTTGATGATCGCAGCCTTTTTCTCCGACTTGGAGATGACAACGACAGCACCTTGCTTGGCCCAACGTCCGGCGAAGCGACCGGTGATCCACATCTGACGATGTGCTTCGTTCTGCAGCCAGTCACCTGTGTTGCCGCATGTGCCTTCCGGCTCATTGGCATTGAGGTAACCGCGACGGTAGTAGCCAGTCGTTGCACTTGCAGCCGTAGGCGCCAGCATGCCGGGGATCTCGTACTTGCCGAGATACTTGATGCCAGCGAAGTTGCCGAGGTTGTGCAGACCCCAACGAACATGCTCCCACTCACCCCACCAGCCGTCATTGGTGTTTGCCGGATTCGGCGTCGGGCTGTCCAGAGTCATGTTCTGACCCAGACCACACAGGGCTAGGACAGCAATGCCGCCACGCTTGTCCACCGTGCTCCAGTAGGTCACGATGGCGAACTCGTTAGACGATGTGATGGCGATGTCCGTGGGGATCATGCCGGCGGGCAGGCGAGTGCTTGCCACGTTGTACATCGTGTTGGCCCCGATGGTGCAGATGAAACCATCTTGGAAACCAACCAGAGATTGCACAGCCCAACCGGGGCGACCGTGCGCGCGACCCATGCAAGTGGGGCGAGACAGATTCGGCTGTCCATGATTGCGCCAGTACTCGACCTCCACGCCCTTGAGCTGGTTCTCGCCACGCAGGTAACGCACCCAGTTGCTTTCAGGCTTGAAAGAATGGCAGTCGTGCGAAGTGCTGGAACCTTGGATGCCGGTCACACCAGTGAACTTGACCTGGTTGTCGGGAGCCCAGATGAAGTGCTCTTCGTTGGAAGAGAAATCGGTATAGCCAGCCCGGTAATTACCGAACTGGTAGGAACGAATGTCCCCTCCAGTCGGAGGCGTGAGCGAACCGTCAGGCATATACCGGCTGACCGGCTCGGTGTACGTGGGCACACCGGTGGGCTTGGTCGGTGCTGCACCGAAGCGATAGTCGAACGCTTGCCAGTAGTTGTTGGCGATGGCAAGGAAGTTCGCTTCGTTGAGCGAGCCGTCGCTGTTGACCACATCGCCCGCTGTGACCGAAGCAACCAAGGTTTTCGCCACCTCGGCCGCCATGATGGCCGCCGTTGCATTGCTCGGATGCACCCCGTCAGGCATACCGCTCGTGTCGGTGATGGCCGCGGCGAAGTCGACGAGACCTTCGGCGACGTTCCGCCAGTTCGTGCGAATCCATTGGTTCACCGATGTCCGAATGGCTTCGTTCGCCGCATTGAAACCACGCGGCAGAATGGTCGAGAGAATGACCTTGAAGCCCGCGGTATGCGCCTTATCGATGATCAGTTGAATAACATCGACGATGCTGTTCTTGTCGGCGCTGTTGTCACTGATGTCGTTCGACCCGCCATTGAACATGTAGATGTCGCACGTCTGGGCGTTGAATTTCGGCCCGGCCTGCGAGTCGAAATTGTTGAGTAACGAGCGAATCTGGTCACCCGGGTAGGCGATGTTGGACGACGAGATGCCGGTCAGGCGCGACCACTGCGCCGGGTATGGATCCGTATTGCCGCTCGTACCGGCAGTGATGCTGTCACCTTCAAAGACGACGCCCTTTGGCGTAATAGTGCCCGGCTGTTGCGTCTGAGTCAGGGCCGCCTTCACCGCTTGTGCAATCTTGAACGCACCCGCGTTGGTCGGATGCACGCCATCGAAAAGATCGGCCGTCGTGAACCCAGCGGTCCGATCGATCACACCATCGGCGCCGTAGGACGTGAATTCGGTGAGCATCGACGCATTCAGCGCGATTCGCCGATCTTCCTTTTCCTGATTCCAGATCGAGGTGCCCACCACCCGTGGCGGCACCGTCATCAGATAAATTTTCTTGAACCCCTTGGCCTGTGCCTTGTGGCAAATACCGTAGAGCAGCTCTTTCAGGCGCCAGAGTGGTGTGTTGTCGAGCGCAATATCGTTCGTGAGCCCGCCGATGATCACCTTGTCGTAATCGGACGAATACGCCGCACCGATGCCGCCCGGGTTGTCGAACCCGTTGATCATGCTGTTGATCGTGTCGCCCTGTGTGGCCACATTGCGAACGCTGAACCCAGTGAGTGTGGCGAACTGCGATGGCCACGACTGGCTATTCGTGCCACCGCCGGCATCGATGCTGTCGCCCTCGATCACGTAGCCCGTGACCGTCGGATCCGGCGGAGGCGTAATCACCTCGCCATTGCCATCGTCGAGGCTGTCGGCCAACGCTTCGGCGTTCACCACGATTGGCAGCCAGAGCGCGATCGCGCTGGTCACCTGGTTAAGCGTGAGGTTGACGGTCTCCTCGGTCGACGTCACCGTGCCCTGTAGAGCAAGAAAATCCTGGTGCAGTTGGTCGAGGTCGGCAAGTTGCGGGTCGAAAGCCATTTTTAAGCGCCGATCTTGAGTTGCTGCGTTTCGGTCCGCGCGAAGGTGGACGCGCTCATAAGGAGGGCCAGTACGGCCGCGTCGCTGGGTGTGCCTGCGTCCTGTTTGCCCTCGAGCAATGTCAGGATCCCGAGGGCACGCAACCAGTCTTCGTTGGTCCGAAAGCTCGGAGCGGAAATGGTCATCGCGATCTGCTTCAAGCCAGCGCTGAAGGCGACGGCCGCGCCCCCGCTGCTTGAGCCGTAGGGCGCGGTGCGGCCGAGCGAGTTCGAGCCCAGATACGTCGCTTTTCCGTACTCGTACTCGCCGGTCGGGGCGCCGGTCGACGCATTGACCGCGGAGGCGACGTACCAGCACGTGTCGCCGACCGCCATGACCGCGCCGAAGCGCTGCATGGCAATGGCGGGCGTGAGAGCGAAGGCGCCGACGCCTTCGGTCGTGCTGAGTTCGCAGACTCGGTTCTCAAGGATGTGCGCCATTGCCCGTGCTCCTTCTCAGCCGTTCGCTCGCGAGATCGAGAAGACGCTGATCGTGGAGACCTGGCCGTTCGCGATGCTGTTGTTGTCAGGAACCATCTCCTGACCCACGCCGAACGTGCCCTGAACCTTGCAGATCGAGCCGCTCGCGTCGTAGATGCGGAAGAAGGTGCCCGGGGTGCCGGAACCAGCTTCGGGCTGGCCTACCAACGTCCACGTGCCCTGCTTGGACTTCACGCCATTGGAGCTGGGCGTCAGGTAGTCGGCAGGAAGCGTGGCCTGGGCCAGCAGCTTGTTGCCCGAGACGAGCGGAGCCGCCGCATTGGCCGGCGTCGGACCATTGAAGACCCGCAGCAGCGGAGACTGCCCGATCACGGTCTCCATGACGTCGCCCTGGGCGTCGCGGATGTCGGTGGAGTACTGCATGGTGATCAGCCGAGCGATGCGGACGTGATGCCGGTCACTGCGTCGGGCCCGCCCTCGCCGCCGGCCGCGGTGGTGGTCGTCGGCGTCGGGTCGCCCGACGTGCTGCCGTCGCCTGCGGCGGCGCCCGCCGGCGCTGCGGGCTTGGTCTCGGTCGGACCGGCCGGCTTGGTCTCGGTCGGACCGGCCGGCTTGGTCTCCGACGAGCCCGGCTGCCGAGGTTTGCGTGCGGGCGCGACAGGCGACGTCGTGCTCGAACCCTCGGCGGCCTTCGCGTCTTCAGCGGTAACCATGCCGTGACGGCGGTAGTGCGCGATGGTGGCCTTGTCGAGGTCGGCAGGCGCAGCGGAACCGCGCGCGTAGTGCTGGCCGCCGCGGTTGAAGGGTTTCAGGACTTTCATGGGATTTCCTTTTCGGATGAAGAAAGGCCCGCAGGGCGAGCCGTGCGGGCCTTCGGGTGGCGTTGTCGGACCGTCGCGGCTTAGGCCGGGAACGAGCCCTGGACGATGGCCTTCGGACGCTCGACCGTGAACGCCAGGCGCTCTTCGCACAGCAGCGCCACCATGTTCTGGATGAAGAAGCTGGCGTGGTGCTCCGACGCACGCACGGTCACGTCCTCGCGGTCGTAGATCGTCGCGGCCAGGCTGGAACCGGCGAGGAAGTCGCCCGTGTCCATGCCGAAGCTCTCGACCACGCGCTTGCCCCAGATGCGCGGCGCCGCGCCGTCCGTCGGCGTGCCGAAGATGTAGGCGCCGTCGGTCGTCTTCATCATCTGGATCAGCGCCCAGTCCTCCAGGCTCAGCACCGCGAAGGTGGCGGGGTACTGCGCCTTGGCGACCTGCAGGAAGGCCCAGCGGAGGTGATCGATCTTGGTTGCGCCGGCCGGGATGCGGGTCGCCGAATACGGCGTGGCTTGCGGCACCAGGCCGAGCAGGTTGCCGTTGGTGCCGTCGCCGAACAGCAGCGCGAGGTCTTCCTTGATCTTCAGACCGGTGCGCAGCTTGCCGTCGATCAGGCCACGCAGCTGCGGCACGTCGGCCAGCACCTGGCGGCTCACCGGGATCCAGTGGGCGATGGTCTCGACCGCCGAGCTCTTCTTCTCGAACGTCCAGTCCGACTGCGGCTTGTTGGTGCCCTCGCCGTTCTGCGGGCCCGCGTTGTTGGTGAAGAGCTTCTCCTGCACCCACTCGATCGCGTTGGTGCTGATCGAGACGGCGGTGAAAAGATCACGCACGGTCGGCGGCAGATCGGGCTCGCTCAGGATGCCGGGCACCCGGTAGGCCTCGATCAGCGCGCCAGCGCTGGTGGCGCCGCTGTTGACGGCCTTGCCGAACAGCGGACCGGCCATCGTGCAGAGCTCGACGTTGCCGCCCTTGTAGCTCTTCGCCGCCGGCGACTCGCTGGCCAGCTGGCCCAGGCTCTTGCGGCCGTCGGGCTGCTTGAGCAGGTTGGCGGCCTTCTGCGCGAGCTCGGTGACTTCGCGGTTGAGCGTGTCGAGCGACTTCTCGGCCTTGTCGACCCGTTCGACAGCCGACTGGAAAGCCGACTTGGTCACCGCATCGGTCTTGCCGGTACCGAGTTCGTCGTGGATCTTGGCGACGCGGCCGTCGAGATCCTTGTGGGCGCTCTTGACCTCTTCGATCGCGGTCTTGGCTGCCTTCGCGACGTCGCTGAGCTTGGTGAACTCTTCCTGCAGCGCCGCCGGAATGACGGACGCCGCGAACAGTTCGTAGGGAACGCTGATCTGGCCGGTCAGCGCGAGCACCGCAAGGACGGCGAGCAGGCCGAAGATGGCCCACGGGACGGGGTTGCGGCGGATGGTGGGGAAAAGCAGGGAATGCATGTGAATCAGTTCCAGGTGAAAGATGAACGAAGCGCTTTGAGTTGGTCTGCCAGCATCCCGCTGTCCGAATCCGCATCCCGCGGACCCAGCGACCGAAAGCCACCCGAAGCGAGGGTCTTCGCTTCGGTGTGGCTGTACCCGAGGCCGCGCAACTGGGCCTCGAAATCTCGAATGGAGGCAGCCTTGACCGTGTCGATCAGGGCCTCGGGGTTCATGCCGAACGGCACCAGGGAGAACTCCCAGAGCTCGGCGGACTTGATGACGCGCACGTGCTTGCCGCTGCGCTCCTCGTAGTCGGCGCCGTCGCGCAGGATGTCGAAGCCAACGGACAGGCCGTCGAGCACGCCGTCCTTCATCAGCTCGTACTGGTCGCGCACGTAGCTCACGCCCAGGCTCAGCTTGCCCTCGACGTACAGGCCGCGATCGTCCTGGCGGAACGTCGCCTTGCCGGCCAGCTGGTCGAGCCGGTGGCCGATCGCGATGCGCAGCATGCCGTCCTTCGTCGTCTTGGCCTTGACGAAAGCGCCGGGCTCGATCACGTCGTAGCCCAGGTCGATGTTGCCGAAGACGGCCGCGTAGCCGGTGAAGGTGCCGTCCTTCTCCGCGGATTTGATCTCGATCGGTGCAGTGAGGCGTTCCATCATTCTTTCCCTTGCTGCTTGTGGGTGAGGATGGAGGCCAGCAGATCGCTGGGCGCCATGTTGAGCGGGACGTGCAGGTCGTCCGCTCCCTCGATGCGCTCCATGTCTTCCAGGTCGCGGATCTCGTTCTGCGTGATGGCGCCGGCGTTGCGCATGGTCACGTAGTACGCGGCGCGCTGCGTGCTGTCGCCGCGCAGCAGTCCGCGCACATCGAACTGGAAGTAGTGGTCGACCTTTTCGGCATTGGTGAGCAGCGAGCTGTTCAGACCCGCCTCGATTCGCTTCAAGTACGACAGCAGCGTGTAGTCGAGAAAATGCTTGTTGGCCTGCTCGGTGTTCGCGTAGCTGGCCTTGTCCATCTCCATGAGCATGTGCAGCGGCACGCGATAGATCCGGGCGATCTCGGCGATCTGCAACTTGCGGGTCTCGATGAACTGCGCCTCGTTGTTGGGCGTCGTCACCGCCTGGTACTTCACGCCGTTTTCCAGCAGCGGCAGCCGACCGTGCAGCCAGCTCTCTCGCACATATTTCTGGAAGCCATCGCGGATGCTGTCGCGCTGGTCTTTCTTGAACTCCTGCTCCGTCGTCAGCACGCCGCTCGGACGACTGCCGCCCCCGAAAAACTCTGCGCCGTACTTCTCGATCGCGACCGTCAGCGCCAGGCTGTTGGAGTGCAGCTGGTGCGGCGCGTAGCCTTCGAGATCACCCACCCCGCCAAACCCGCGGATGGGGCAGATCTGCCGGCGGGTCAATGGCAGCGGCTGCCCATTGCGCATCGTCAGGTGATAAATCACCGAGCCGTCGGCAACGACTTCAGGTCTAACGCGATGCTTGTGCACCGGCTGGATGCTGATCACCCGCCCCGTCGATTCCATGCTGCTGACGAAGTTGTATGACTGCCCCATGGAGGCGAGGCTCACGCACATCGCCTCCTTCCACTCGACGGCCGTCATGTACTCGTTCGGTTGGTCGTGCACCAGCGCATACCGCGGATCCCGCGTCGCGCGTTCTCGACCCTTCGGCGTCTTGCGATAGAGGTGCAGCGGCAACGTCCCGACGGTCTCGGCGATGAGCCGGATGGCGGAGAAGGCTGCGGAGATTGCCAGCTGCGTGTTCTCGTCGACGCGCACATTCGCCCAGTTGGGCTGCCGACCCTGGAGAAAGTCCCAGCCCTGCGGCGACTGCAGGGACAGGTCCATACCCTTGAGCGACAGCCGCAGCATCGCCTGGCGAAGAAAATTCATTTGGCGAAACTCTCAAAAAAGCTGTCGTAGTCCTGCTGCGCGCACGCCCTGGACAGAGCCATGACCAGTGCAACGACCCCGTCGATGCGGCCGGTCTGATTGCTCTTTTTCTTGTCCGGCCGAAAGTTGCCATTCGTGTCGAACAGAAGTGCCACGTTCATGGCGCAGTAGCGCAGCACCGGGTTGCCTCCATGGCGCAAGCCACGGCCGTAAACGAGCTCCTCAAGGCTGCGTGAGCCCGGGTACATGCCACCCGTGTTTTGGGGGATCTCTACGAGCGGCACACCAGCCTCGAGCATCTCGTTGCACAGCTGCTGCGCGTTCCAGCGGTCGAAGCCGATGTCGACCACGTCGTAGTCCTCGAGGGCCTGCTGAATCGTGCGACGCACCGGACCGTAGTCGGTCACGTCGCCGGGCGTGGCGGTCAACCAGCCCTCCTCCACCCACCGCTTGTAAGGCGCCACGTCGTCGTGCTCTTGCACATCGACCTTGCCCTGCGGGCACCAGAACCAGATCAACACATACCACTGGCCACCGGACTCTTCCGGCGGAAAGATCAGGGCAAAGGCCGTCAGGTCTCGCGTGCTGGCGAGGTCGAGGCCGCCGAAGCAACGACGGCCACGCAGCAAGGCCGGGTCGAACTTCTTCGCCCCAAGGTCCCATGTGTCCTTGTCGAACCATCCGTCGGCGCTGTTGCACCAGACGTTGAGGTCTTTCGTCAGAAAGTTGACCTTGGCGCCGGGCAGCGCCGCAGCCTTGCGGGCCATGCCGCGCATGTACTCCAGCGTCTTCGACCGACCCAGGCCGGGGTTGGCCTTCGGCCAGTTGCGCTCGTCGAAGGGGTCGTCGTGCGGGTCCAGCGTGTAGACGTAGCCGAAGAACGAGTCGTCTTGCCGCTTGCCTTCGAGCACCGACACCAGATACCCGCGCACCTCGGTGCAGATGCCGTCGAGGATGAAGCCGGCCGTCGTGATGGCAGACAGCAGCGGCTGCGCCCGGGCGCCGAGCGCGGACTCCATCACGTCCCACACATCCCGCGTCTTCTGCGCATGCAGCTCGTCGAAGAGGATGGCGCTCGGGTTCAGGCCGTCGAGGTTCTCGGCCATGGCCGGCAGCGGTGCGAACACGCTCGTGTCCATCTCCACCTTCTCCTGGTTCAGCCCGGAGAAGACCTTGAACGACCGTGCGATGCCGGGCGAGCGGCGCACCCAGCGCTTGATGTTGTCGAAGGCCGGCTTGAACACCGTCATGGCCTGGGCCCGCGTGGTGGCCACCGCATACACCTCGGCACCGATCTCGCCATCCATCGACTGCAGGTAGGCGCCCTGCGGGCCCTTCCACGTGCTCTTCCCGTTCTTCCGAGCGACCTCTTCGTAGGCCCGGGTGAAGCGACGATGCCCGCTGTCGACGCGGCGCCAGCCGTACAGCACTGCGGTCCAGAACTTCTGCCACGGGTCGAGCAGGATCGGGTGCCCGGCGAGCGGCCCCTTGATGTGGACGAAGAACCGCTCGATGTAGGTGATGACGTGCCACCCGTGCGCGGGCACGAATACCAGTCCGCGCTTGGCACCGTCGCGCAGGTCCTGGTAGTGCCTCAGCACCGCCAGGTAGACCAGTCGTCCGGTCAACAGCTCGCCGCGCAGCACGGGCAAGCCGTACCGCTCGTCCCACTCCTCGAGATGCTCGGGCGTCAGTGCCGCGACGCGTGCGCGGGTGAGGACATGCCGTGGTTTACGAGATCGCCGAACAGGTCGTCCTGCTTGCCCAGCTCGCCCGTGTCCTTGCGAACCCGAGCCAGCGACGGGATCGTGAGACATGCTTTTGGCAGCCATTGGCCGAGCTCCATTTTCAAACGCTTCTCGTCGTCGGCCCAGGGTGTGGGCGTGGCCCAACCGGTCTTCGACGTCTGGGTGCGACCCTTCTCCTCGCACTCGGCACAAGCCTTCAGCCAGTCGGCGAAGGTGCGAACGATGATCGCGATCGGCATGCCGGCGGTGAGGTGCTCGATGCCAGCCTGGCGCAGCGTCTCGCAGATGTGGTCGTAGAGCTGCTGCTCGTCGGCCGTCAGGCCGAGCATCAGCGGCGGCTTGGGCGAGACGATCTCCGAGGCGGACGAGACTCGGGCTGCGCCGACGGCGGGTAGCGCGGCAGCGAAGCTGGGTTTGTCGTCCATATCGATCTCTCTCTCAAACCCCCGGGGGGTAGTTTTCACTTCCCATAAATTCCCGGGGAACCGGTCGGTTTCCGGCGGCCAAGGCTGGACTTCCCACACCCCCCTACCCTGGACTTCAACGCTGCCGGATGGCCCGCCGACGGCCTCTGCGAGCCTCTGCCAGGCTCTTGGCCTCGTGACACGCTTCGCACAGCCCTTGCACGTTCGCGTCTTCATCGGCGCCGCCTTCGGCCAGCGGGACGATGTGATCTCGTTGCGTTGCTAGGGCGACCAGACCCAGCCGCTCGCATTCCGCACAGAGCGGCGCTCGACGGAAGAGGTCAGCACGCATCGCCTGCAACCTGCGGCCGGTGATCCGCTTCGTGGCATCAGGCGGTTTCGTCCAGGGCTCTCGCTGATGGTCAGCACAGCGCCCAGCGTTGACGGCGAGCGATCTGCATCCGACTGCGCTACAGGGTCGAGGAGCAGCGGTGGGCATGGGCAGAAACGACAAAGCCCGCACATGGCGGGCTTTCGAGGGCGAGCAACTCCATCGGCAGCTACCTTAGAGCCTAGGCTCTTTCGGGCATTCAACAGAGAGTCGAGGTGCAGCTGACTCAGCAGCCAGCGCATTCCTCGGCGGCGATTCTACTCACGAGGCATCAGCCCTCGCAATCTTTCTTTCAATGCACTTTGCGCGCGCGAAACGCAATCATCCATGTAGTTGGCGAGACGTCGACCTGCTTGGCCATGCGGAACCGGCGCCACACCAGTGCCGCCGCAGTGCTTGCACGCCTTCGCCGACAGCGCTGGTGCACCGGGCACCTGCGTGAACTTCAGCCCATGGCAATGCGGACACGTCTGATCGAGCCAGTAGGCAATGGTCGCAGGCACGACCTCGACCGCGTGCTCCAGACCCCAGCGCAACCCGGCTTCCGTCAGCTGATGGCGTACCGAAGCGAGGCTCGAAAGGCTACCGACAAGCCTGACCATCTCGCTCATGTACCAGCGCTGCGCCTGCTGTTGCGCCAGCTCCATGCGTCGCGCCGGTTCCTTTCTCCAGTGCTTGTCCATCGCCTTCGCGCTGATCACGAAGTGGGTCGGCTGGACGCGCGGCATCGTTGCAGCGACGAGGGCAACCAGCGGAGGTAGCGGCTTGCGCGGCTTCTCCGCACGGTCCCACTCAGAATGGAGTCGCAGCAGTGCCATGCCGATCCGTGAGGTCGTCCATCCCGCAACGATGACCATGTCGCCATCACCGCGCCGGTCCGCTTCCACACGCAGGTTCGACGAGCTGCTCGCCACCAGGTAGTTCTCTTCCACGCCGGGGCGCTCGTCATGCAGCATGTGCTGTTTCCTTCTCAAATGGGACCTTGGGGATGTCGCTGCGCAGCCGGTACGAATACCCGCGCCCGCGTTGAATTCGGGTGACGCGCCCAGCCTGGACGTGTCGACCGAGGACGGCACGAACTTCATCGAAGGGCCAGCCGCAGTACACGATCAGGTCCTCGAAGCTGAGCTCGCCGAGCGCCAGCAGCTTGGTCATGGCCTCGTCGCGCGTCATGCCGCGCGCCTTTCCGACCACGGACCGTCTCCGGCCGCGGCGAACACCTTCGACCGGTAGGCGCGCCAGTGGGCGGTGCGCTGGTCGTCGGTGTAGGCGTTGCCCAGCGCGGCGAGCGTGAACGGCATACCGAGCTGCTCGCCCTTGGCCATGATCCCGTCCGAGTCCTGCCACCAGTCGGCCAGCACCACCGGGCCGGCGTCATCGGTCCAGCCCTGGTTGCGCAGCCAGGTCGCGAACTCGGGCACGTAGCGCCCGCCCTCCTTGCGCCACTTTGCCGTCTTGCGCTGTGCTGCGATGGCCCGGAGCATCGCCGCGCGATCCGCTTCGGTGGGCGCGATGCGCATCCATCGCCGCATGGCCTTCGCTCGGTTCGCCTTGACCGGGTATTCGGCGAACACCTCATCGAACCCGGCCACCCCCCCGCCGGGGG